GGGTGTCCACAGTAACGCACAGTAACGCACACTCGCGACTGGTTCTAGGTGGGTCAACCCCGCTCTGTTCTGGACCTTCCCCTAAGCGGCCCCCGGATCGCGTGGCGAGAAATCCGGGGGCCTGGGGGAGCGTCTGGCGGGAGAGGGGTGAACCACCTGACCCGCCAAATATAGGCGAAGGTTAATGCAGGGTCAAGCCCTGTCGTTCGGCCGCATCGAGCGCATACCCGGCCCTGACCGGCTTCGCGCACCACGCGAACCAGATATCCGGGTTGAGCACCGCCAGGATCGGCACGTTCCCCACGGTCTCCAAAAGGAACGCCCGCCGTCCCCTGACCGCCATACCCTCGCCTGCGATGGGCTCATGCGCCTTAGGCCGCCAGCCCATACGCTCGCCCTCGGCAAGGATGGCTTGACGGTCGGCGTCCGCCTGCGCCCTAAGACGCCGTTCCAGATCACTCGTCATGTTTCGAACCTCTTGAAGAATTCGGCGTCCCGATCATCGGAACCCCAGACAGGCAGGCTTTCGACTTCCGCCCGAATGCCCGCGACGTAATCTTCCCACGCCGCCTTGTCGTCCGCAAGCGCGAGGAATTCCATGTAGATCGTATCGACCCACCGGAGGGTTACGGCCTTCTCTTCGGACGTATTGAAAACGAAGTCCAGCTTTGAAGGACGTTCGTAAGTCTCGCCCTCCACAAGCTCGCCATAGTTCGGCTTGTCGTCCACGATGGGGAGAGCCACGGCTATTCCTCCACGTGGACGGCGACGCCGCCGTTGTAGGAGCGCTTGAAAACCTCCGTGACCCTGACCTTCGTCGCGACGTGCAAAACGCGCACGCTCTTGTAAAAGGGCGACGCTCTATAAGCGCCGTCGCGAGCCTCGGGAAAAGTCGGGTAGGTTTGGATGATCAGTTCGGGCCTCTCGTCGCGAGGTGTGCCCCTAAGCTGATACGCGACTTCGTCGCTTCCGTAGGTGGGGGATTTACCGCTCATCGGCTTGCCACCGCTGAACGACCTTCTCGACGGTCGGGCGAGCCCGGTCATAGCGGACAAGCCGAACGTGGCGGGTCGCGCCCTTGCACGAACGGTTGAACGCCTTCTTGGCGGCGTCCCCATTCTTGAAGGGCTCTTCAAAATCGATGAGCCCGCCTTGGCCTGCATATTGGCCAACAATTTTCCATGCCATTGAAATTACCCCTTGAGATTATCGCCACCTAATTTATACAGGGTGAGCGCAAAGGGCGCAACACAAACAAGGGACTAAAACCATGGCAACCGCCGCTCCTACCCGCGAAATCGTCACCATGTCCAAGATCACCATGAAGGCCCTCGGCAATCCGAAGGCCGCCGCCGCCCTCGTTGTCGGCGACGGCAAGAAGGTGTTCGTCGGCCGCGTGATGGGTTTCGCCTCCGGCCAAGTGGCCAAGCTGACCGACGACGGCGATACCGTCTACGGTTTGAAGGGCACGTTCAAGGCCTTCACCGGCGACGGCAAGAAGGAAATCCGTTCGGGCGTCTGCTACCTGCCCGGCGGCATCCAAGAAAGCGTCTCCGAGGCCATCCCCGACAAGGACGGCCGGGTTCAGTTCGTGTTCGATATCTTCACCCAGGCCGCGACGAACAAGAGCGGCATCGAATACGTGGCCGCTCAGATCGGCGCGCCGACGATGGAAGACCCGTTCTCGGCGCTGGAAGCCGACCTGCCGGGCCTGCCGCAACTGGCGGCTCCGGCCGTCGCCAGCGAACCCGCCAAGGCCTAAGCCGTGGCGGCGCGCCCCACCAAGGGCACAAGGAAGGCGGCGGGGAAACCCGCCGCCTTTTCTTATGCGCCGAAGAATGAGACCGCCCGCGCCGACGAGGCTATCCGGCGGTCCACGATCCAAGACAAAGAGGCCAGGGCCGCCGCGATGCTTCGGCGCACGGCTCAACCGATTTCGGAGAAGCAATGGGGGTTGCTGGCGAACCTGCTCTTGACTGGCAACCGCGTGACGTTGGTCCGGTTTATCGAGTGGGCGAATGACATGCCCTCGGACGCCGGGACCCTAAACCGATGGGACAAAACCCGCGTGTGGTTGTCGCGCCGCTATATGGTGGAAGCGATCAACATGGCGAAGCACGACGTCAATTCGCACGGGACCGCTTGGGAATTGCTCGCCGCGAACTTCGGCCTGAGCGAAGAGGAATTCCAGGGGGCGGTGACAGAGGTCTTCGATTTCGAGTTCGCAGACTTGCCACCGCTTCCGGTATAGGGCCTAACCCAGGCCCATGATTTTGGCGATGAGCTTAGCGCCCTCTTCTTTGATGAGGCCGCTCGCGGCCATCGCGCCGACCAACAGACCGAAGCCCAAGGCGAGCTTGACGTTGAGGCGTTCGAACTTGCCTCGCACCTCTTCCTTGAAGTCGGCAACGCCGTTGGTCAGGTCTTTGACGCTGTCGCGGAATTCGTCCATGTCCTGGCGTAGCCCCCGGAAATCCGCCCCTAGCAGGGCGATATCCTTGTCTACCTCAGATAGAGAAGCCGCGCTACGGCGCACGGGCGCGCGGTGACGTTTTGTCGCGGGATTTTTGCCGGGGTCTGTCTGGCCCATAGCTTCACCTTATGATAAAGGCCCCCGGCCGAAACCGGGGGCCTCATTTGCTAAGTCGGTTTCCCGACGTTGCGGTTAGGCCAGCTTCGCGCCGGTCACGGGATTGAAGGCGAACCCGGCCGCGCGGTAGGCGTCATCGCTGGCGGTGCGGGCCACGCCGTCTTCGTCCGGCTTGGCCAACAGGGCGACATGATCGACGGGCTCGCCCGCGACCTTGGCGACGTCGGCGGCGGCTTCCAGGGCGAGCACCGCCTTTTCACCGGCGACGTTCGACGCGGCTTCCGTGGCCAGCGCCGGGGAGGCGACCAGTTCGACGGCCTCGCCGGTCAGGATCGGCGGCTTCAGGTCGGGATCGACGCTCGCCAGGGTGGCGGGAAAATCGGCGTCGGTCAGACCCAGACGGTTTTCGATGGCGCGCAGGCGGAGGCCGATGGCGGCCAAGGCCTGTTCGGCGACGTCGCCCATGAAGGCCTTGATTTCCGGGTCGCCGTCCGACCGGCCGTCGAACAGGTCTTCGATCAGGGCGACCAGTTCGACCTTGAAGTTGTCGGCGTCTTGCGGCGGGAGCGCGATATGGGTGGCGAGGCCGTCGAAGAGGCCCGTCACCTTGTGGATCAGAACGGAGAGCTTGGACATGGGTAGTTCCCTTTCTATGCCGCCAGCATGGCGGTTTTTGCGACACCCTGAACCGTCTTTGATTGAGAGGCCAGGATAAACAGAGCGATCAGAATAAGCACGATCCCGAGGATAAAGAAAGAGGACCGTTGAGCCCACTTGGTGAAGAACCCGCCCACGGGATCAAGGGCGTCGCCGACGTTGTCCGCGATAGAAGCGGGAACGTCCGCGATGGTCATTCCGTTCCACGATCCGCCCGCGAGGACGGTTGCGCCGATACGGAAATTGTCGGCCTGTTCTTGGAGGTTGTCCCAAGCTTCGGCCAGGGGGTTAGCCCCCGGAGCGGATGAGTTGGCCACAGGAAGCGCACCTTTCCGTCACCTGTTGCGCGGACGCGCCGGAATTGACCGCCGCGCCCGTCTTCTTCTTGAGCCAATCGAAAAACCCTTGGACGGTCAGGCCGGGGGTGAAAATCGTCGGGTTCGCTGACACGGCGGCAGGCCCGGCGATGGCGGCGGCGCTCGAATTGGGATCGGCCTTCAAGAGCTTCCCCGCCGTACCGACGCCCAAGAAGTGAGCGGCGTACAGGGTCGCGTTATTGATGGCGATCCCGAGCTTATCGAGATAGGTGGCGTTCTGCGTGGTCAGCTTTTTGATGGCGGTGTTTTGCTGATCGACAGAGACGGACGCGCCGCCGAAAGCCTTCGTCGGATCGTTACCCCAGGGCAGGCCCAAGGATTGGGCCGTGCTCTTGACGAACTGATAAAGGCCCGACGCGCTAGACGTCGAGGCCTTCACCTGGGGACGATTGTTGCTCTCGATTTTTGCGAGCAACGCATAGTAGGTATCCGAAATAGAGAAGGCCATCTTAACCCCCGAACATTTCGAGGCTGTTCAGGTATTCCTGGCGAGCGCCCGACTGGTTGAAATATTGAGAGACATTCGAGGGGACCAAAGCCAAGTACCCTTGAATGGTGCTCTCTTGAAGCGCCATCATCTGATCGGCGTAGTTATTGCCGATCATCGTAAGACGGTCCACGAATTCCGGCGTGTTACAGCCGCAAGCGCAAGAGCCGTCGCCGACGATGGTATTCGACAGGTTGATCGTGTCGGGGACGTATTTGAACGGGTCGAAGGTCAGGTTCAAATCCCCGGCCTGAGTAATGGTCGCCGGAGAAACCAGAACATCGCCGGAGCGGTTGAAGATCACCCCCTTTTGCCGAAGCAAAAGGAGGATGATCACCACAACCCCGATAACGATAAGGGCGATTTTCAGCCCCTTCTTTTGCTTCGGCGTCATGGCGATCCCCTAGAAGAACGACTTGAAGATCGAGCCCACCGTATTGATGAGGTTGTTCTTCGTGCTAGTCTTATTGTTGTTCGAATTGATCGAGACTTGCGCTTGAGTTTGCGCGAGCCCCAATTGCTTCGAATAGTCGGCCAGCGTCTTTTGAACGTCGGCGCTGATCGCCGACAGTCCAAGCGTCGTCGCGGCCTGGGTATCGGCGGAGTGCATATTCGCGTCGGTCTGCAACTTGAGTTGATTGAACGACGCGCTTTCCGCGCTCTGTTGAGACGCAAGCTGATAGCTGAACGTTTGAGACGCCAACGCCGCTTGCGCCTGCGTTTGGAGCGTCTGATACGCCGCCGTCAAATCGAGCGACTTGTTTTGGAGCGCGTAGTCTTGATCGCCCTGATACTTGGCGAGGTCCGCTTGGTAGGCGAACTTTTGCTGATCGGCGGTGATCTGTTGCGCCGCGAGCGACGACTGAGACGACACGCTCAGTTGCGCGAGTTGCAACTGAGTGGCCGACGCGACTTGCGCGTCGGTCGGGCCGCTCGCGGCGGCGGCCCCCGAAGAGGCCGCGCCGCCGCTGGCGTTCATGACGAGGGCGAGCAAAATCACGCCCCCGACAATGATGCCCACGGTAGCGACGGGGTGCTTTTTGATGATCGGCGGAATTTGAAGCGCCATTTTAGCCCCCGTTGTTCTTGGCCATGGCCTGCAAGTCCGTGAGGGTTTGCAGGGTCGGCCAGCCTTTGTTGAGATAGGCCCCGTTACCGGTCAGGCCGTTGATGACGACCCGAGGATTGCCGGACCCGGCGGCGGCCCCATCTGGGGACGCGCCGCCGGGGCGGTAATCCGAGGTCGGTTGCTGCGTCATCATGGTCCGTTGCACCACGCCACCGGCGGGGCCGAACATCGGGCCATAGATATTGTCCAGCGGCGGCGGGGACCAACGTTGGCCCTCCGCATTCCCGACGCCGACGCCTTGCCCCACCGGGGCGAAGGTCATCGGATACGGGCTCGCGTCGCTGAGGTACGCATTGACGTCGCGCGAATTGAACATGGCTTTCGGCCTCCTTAGCCGGAGCGCTCTAGTAGCCGAAGCCCGTATTCGTGAACGAAGTCGCCCCACCGCCCGCCGCACCGGCCGCGCTGATCGCGCCGCCGAGGCCGCCGAAGTAGGACTTGATGATGCCGGAGGTGTTCGAATTCTTGGACACCAAAACCGCCAGAATGGCGATGCCGACGATGGCGACCGTGATGGTAACGATGGCCGAAAGAGCGCTGTTCATGGCGCGTGGTCCTTTCTCTAAGCGCTTTTCAGAGCGCTATTGAACTGATCGAAAAAGCCGCGATGGCCGATGAGGACCACCACGACGAAGAGCGCCAAGAAGGCGTTGGCCACGGGCTTGAACCCCGGAATGATGCCAAGCATAGCGATCAGAAAAACCGCGAGCAGCCAAGTCATGTAAGACTTGTCGCCCGTAAGATCGCCCTTCAAGAGGGTGATCAATTCTTGCTGCGTCCCGAGAATGGACGTGGACAAGAAGGCAATTCCGACGATGAGCAAAACGAGAGGCATTTTCCGGGGTCCTATTGCTTGAGGCCGAACACCTTCATGTAAGCGGGAAGCTCCCCCTTCACCGTCACGAAGACGAGGAAGGTAAAGAGGATCACGCTAAACGTGATGGTGCTTTGCGACATGGGCTTAGCCCACGGACCCGATGAGCGGGATTTTCGAGCCCCACTTGCGGCCGACCCAGAGGGCGGCCACGATGATCAGGATGGTGACGAGGGAGACGCCAAAGATTTTCATGGCTCTGTTTCCTTACGCGATTTCGGCGGCGGCTCGAACGACCCGCGACCAGAGGAAGACGAAAACCAGAATGAGCCCCACGAAGAGGAACCAATTCACAAGGCTCATATCCGTCTTGAACGGATGAGCCATGTAATCGGTGATCTTCGAAAGGATGCCATCTTCTTCATTAGGCATTTTGAACACTCTGAATTTGAGGTGAAGAAAACGGGGCCGCCGGACGGCGGCCCCGCTGGCGCAGGCCTAGCCCGAGGGCAGGGATTGGGCCGATTGCAGCGATTGGGTATAGGCGAAGGCCTCATACCACATGATCACCTTGGACCCGGCGGCGGCGGTCAGGGCGTTCAGCACCAACTGCATGTTGCCGAACTGCACGGTGTCGATGGGCTTCTTCCGGGTGTCGAAGAAGTACGTCCCGGCCGGGGGGTCGGCCATGAACGTGCCCCGCGCGCGCAGCGCCGTGATGTAGGACGACGCCTTGATCAGGTTCGTGAAGTTGGCCGACTGGATCGACCAGTAATTCACGTCGTCGCCCGCGCTGAGCACGCCGTTTTGATCGTACGTGGCGAACGTGCTCAGATAGTTGCGGTAGTTGCCGAACGGAATGCCGTAGTCGGAATTCGCGGTCACGCCGGTGACGGTCGTGTCCTTGAGTTCGTAGATGGTGTTCAGATCGAGCACCGGCAGGATCGGCTGATTTTTCATCGGCCCATCCGTGTAGCGCGGGATTTGGTCGATGTACGATTGGTAGACGTTGACCGTCACCTTCGTCCCGGCCTTCCAGCCGCCGGGGTTGCCGGTGTAGACGTATTGGGTGGGGTCCCCGGCGGCGCTGACCGGCGTGGCGTTGATGGTCAGTTGCAGATTTTGGGTCGCCGTGGTGACGGCCGAATAGACCGCGCCACGGAAATCGTCTTCCGCGTAGGCCAGGGGGACGTAGTAGGTGAAGCGGATCGCGGCGTCGGCGGACGCGGCCGGAGCGGCGGGCGCGCTCTGGATGGGGTAGTTATTGCCGAGGCCGATGGGGAGGTTCGGGGCGTACGCGCCGCCGTAGCCGAAGCCTTGGCGGGCGGCGTCCAGAAACGCCATGTGCGCGCCGGAGGTGTTGATCCGCACGTTGTTCTGGAGGTCGTTGTACTGGATGCGGCTGAGCACGTTGGCCGCGCCGAAACCGGTACGGGCCAGGGGAGCCCCGGCGGTGTTCGTGATCGTGCCGATGACTTCGATATAGAAGCCCTTGATCAGGCCGACATTCTGGGGCTGGATATTCAGCACCGGCTGAGCGGCGGGGTCCACGGCGATGCCGATGATTTGTTGGACCATGTTCACGCCCATGCCGAGAATGGCGAGGCGGGCGGCGGCGTTCACCTGAACCGGCGAAACCTGTTGTTGCATTTGAGCTTGAGCCACTTTGAGGCCTTTCGAAAATGGCGGGTTATTCGCCGGGGGTGGAAGTGGAGGCGGCCTGTTGACCGAAATAATCCGCCACCACGTGGAACGCGATGGCGGCAATTACGATCATCAGGAACACGATCACCCAATTGAAGGGGTTTCGTGCAAGGTCCCAATTGATAGGGACTTTATCGAGAACGGCCATTTAGGTCGCTCCCGATTTGGCCCGCGCTTTCCGCACCGCCTGAGTGGTCAGGGCGAGAAGAGCGAAGGCCAGGGCCACCATCAGAACGACGGTGATCCAGTTTTCGAGGTTCCAGGCGATGAGGTTGTCATCCATCAGAGGGTTTTCCGTTGTTGACGCTTGCCGCACCGGGTGCGGAAGGTTTCTAGGATCGCGTCGGGAGAGGGGACCGGACTGAAGACGGAGGTCGCCCCCTTGCCTGCCCCGCCCCCGACGTCGAACCAAACGGAATGATACGCGGGAAGTCCTTGGTTAACAAGACGTCGCCCTTCTTTCCCGATGAATGCTTGAGCGGTCAGAGTGTCGCGCTCATCGTTCATTGCGAAGACCTGGAAAAACGAGGCTTCCGAAAAAACGACCCGCTGCAAATCGACGGGGCGTTGAGTGCAGGTAATAACCGGGATGCGCTTTTGACGGCCCTGCGTCATGAACGCTTTATAAGCCCGGCTCTTTTTATTGATCATGGTTCCTTCGTCGGAATAGAAGCCATGATATCCGTCGTGGAACATATTGATCATATACTTTTCAACGGCGGCGTCGTCGTCGTCATCGAACGGAATAGGGTTGATGACATAGAGCCCCGGTTTCTTCGGGGGCTTTTTGTGGAAGTCCACGACGGTGACGAGTTTTTCATCGATCAATTGTTCGATGAATTCGTCACCCTTCGGATTGTGAAGCGTCCACGGCATCTGATCAAAATTTTGCCGGGAGACATGCCACATACCGGCGATGCTCTTTCCCGAGCCCGTCGAGCCCATGACGACGGTTCGGTTAGTCTCATTGGGGAGACGGATTTCAACGCTCATTTGACAGCCCTTCCGAATGCGTTAACTCTATAGTGTCCGAAAACGAGAACCGCCGATAGGGCCGAAAAAACGGCCGTACAGCGGTTTTAGGGGGTCCCCGGTACGCCGCCATATAAAAGCGCGTTCTGGGTATCCAAACGGGCTGTATGAATACTGCCCCGTTTTACTTGCGAATATTATCTAGCCGATTTTCGCGCAAGTATTTCTAGCAAGTCTAATTTAAGTCCTCGCAAATGCACTCAAGAAAAAGGCCGGGGTCTCCCCCGGCCTAATCTTTGGAATGCTCTAGCGTTACTCTAGAGGTCGGGGGCCTTGAAAACGTCCCCCACGACGCCCGCGCCATCGGCGGGCATGACCGCCGGACCCCCTGTCGGAACCGGCGCGTGAAACACCGGCTCCTTTTGAGGGGTCACATTTCGCGACCGCTCTTCCGTCATCCGCATTTTGGTCAGGGCAATCCGAGGGATGACCGCCGACCCGAGAGCAACCGCGAGGTTGACCCAGAGCAGTTGTTCTTTGGGGACGTCCACTTGATAGAAGTTCAAGAGGGCGGCCCCGGCCTCGCTGATCTTTTTGGCCTCGCTCTGATCAAGCTCCCATTCCGGGGCCTTGAGCGCCGACGCCGCAATCGACGTCGCCGTGAGCAAGATCATTTCCAGACCGTTGGCGCTTACTTTCGCCGACGCAGAAGACCGCGAGCCCGACGACGTTCCGGGGCCGCTTCCTTTTCGTCCGCGCTTTTTGCGTCGGCTTCCGTCTCGGTTGAGGATGAAGCCGCCGGATTTGTCGCGGGCGTATCCGTCGTCGGTTCCGGCGGCGTCCCCGGATCGGTCAGGATTTCCACCACCGTCTCCGTCGCCGTCGTCTCCGCCACCTCCGCCGAGACTTCCACCGTGGCCGCCAAGGCTTGCGGGATCAACGATAGTTGCTCCTGCATACTCCGACATGTCGATGAAAGAGCCTCGATTTGCTCCGCCTGGGTTTTCACCGTCGCCCGTAGCCATGTCATATCCTCTTCGTTTTCCGCGATGACCTGCGCCGCTTGAACTTCGGCCATCGCCACGGCGGCCGAAGCCGCTTCTACAACGCGCTCCGCCGCGTCTGCGATTTGGTCGTCAACCGGGACGACCACCGTTTCCGGCTCAGCCGGGAGAACTACCACCGTTTCCGTCGTCATGGGCTTGCGCCTCCAAAAGGGCGAGCACCTTATTCAAGGCCTCGCCGTTTGCCTTGGTCTGAGTTTCGATGCGTTCCAGCCGCGCCGCGAAATCCTCGACCATATTCTTGAAGCCTTCGACGGTGGCGGCCAAGGCGTCGGGGGTAAGCCCGAGCATCTTAGCCGCCATCATTTCAAGACCGGTTGCCATTTTAGTTGCCCTTTCTAAAGGCCCCGAAATTACGGGGCGTTACGCGCGAGAACGCGAGCGGTGAGAACGCCAGTCGCCAACGTCGCGGACACCATACGCAACGTAAGCTGAGAAGTCCCCTGGATATTGGGGCTCCGATAGTTGAGGCCGGTGATATCGCACAGCATCGGCCCCGGCGTCGGGAAGGTCATGGCCGGGACGGCGGCCGGGATATAGACCCGGCCGGAGGCCAGATTGTAGGCGGCCGATCCGTCGTCGCGAACTTGCCAATCGATATAGCCGCCCGCCGCAACGGTGGCGTCGGGATCGAGCCAAACTTGGATCGCCGCGACTTCGAGGCTCTGAGCGGCCACCGGGAAAAGCATGGTCGTCGCGCTAGGCGCGTTGGCCGTGGTGATATAGGCGCGCATCGTCGGCAGGCCACCGCCGCCGCCACCGCCGCCGAAGAGCACGTTCACGTCAAGCGCCGGAGCGATGCCGCGCGTATTGATCAGCGCATCCATGGCCACGTCGGAGACGTTCAGATATCCGCCGCCCGAAAGCCCGGCGGCCAAAAGCGTAACGTCCGACGTGATGAGCGCGCCGCCGGGGTCAGTGAATTGGAAGAGCGGAACCGCCGCCGCCGACGCGGCCCACACGCCGGGTTGCACCGGGAAGTTCAGACAGACGACTTGCGTCTTCTGATAGCCGCCCGACGACGACACCAAGAACTTGACCGGTTGCGGGCAGAGGAACGGAAAATATCCCTGAGAAAGCGGCGGGCAATTCACCGTCTGTTGCGAGGCCGGGCAATAGATGATGATCGGGGCCGTGCCGCCCGAATTGTCGATGTACAGAGTTTGCACGAAATCGATCGTGTTGTTCTGTTGGATCGTGGACAGGTCCACGTCGAACACCGTCTGAATGCTGAAGTCGATATTCAGCGGCACGGCGAGGGGGCCGCGTCCAGACTGGCGAAGATTGTAGGTCTGTTGAGCGTTGCCAACAAACGAGGACGAAGGGGTAACAGCCGGTTCAGACATGAGGGTCGCTCCAATAGTCGTCAATGCAGGGGTCGAAACAGGGAAGCCCATAAGTAGCATGGGGGATGGGAAGGATACTAGGGTTCCAATTAACGTCGGGCGTGAACGACGTGAAAAGCTTGTCGTCCATTCGAGCGTAGAAAACACCGTTGGTATCTTGCTTGCACGTACAAACAAGCTTCAACGGGTTACGCAGTCCAGCCGCCGCCCCGGCGGTCTTGGCGTCGAATTCGATCTTCCAATAATAGAGCATGTCGGGACGGAAGATAATGAAGGTGAAGGTTTGTTGCGCGTTGTGCGGAACAAACCGAAAGATCATCGAAAAACCGATGCGCGAAAGACCGCTCTTAACTCCGGTCCCCGTGATGAACGCGAGGTCTAGAACCGGGTCTTCGAAGTACAGCCCATTATCGCGGACGCCGTGAAGAGCCTGAAACCACAGTTCAACAGGGACGACGCCGATACCGGGATCAATGAAACCGGTCTCTTCATAAATGAACAGAGACCCGCGCGGTTGATCCGAGGGCATCCAAGTGAAGTTCGTCTTAATGTCCGTCTTCGGATCGGTGTAGACGAAATTGATAGGCGTGCTAATGCCGGGGATAAAGCTGTCGCCGTCCGCAATCGAGATGCGAGCCCCGGCCACAAGCGCGCCGCTGGCGTATTGGATCGTTTGCCACAGGGCCACGGAAAACGGCGGGTCGGCCATCGATACGGCATACCAAGCGACCATCGCCGGGCCGTCTTTATATAGGCACGGCGCTTCGGTCGCGTAAGCGCCGCCCCAATTTTTGGTGTAGCTGGAATAGACGTGCTGAAAAGCGTAGTCGCCGACCTCGCGCGGATAGGGCGTAACGCTAATCGTCTTCGTCGCATTGCCGCCAACGTAAGACCACTCGCCGTCCAGATAGGCCGAATTCGTTTGACCATTCGGGGGAGCCCCTTCGGTCAATGTCGCGATACCGGCAATGTCCAGAACGGCGACGCCAAGCGAGACGGGTAGCGCCCCGGCGCTTGTAATATTGGAGCGAGAAAACGCGGCCCGCGTTGACCACTCGTTAAAATCGGTCGTGCTAATCGTGGCCGGAGTATCGGCATAGTCAAAAAGCGGAACGCGAACGGTCCCGGCGTAGCGTGCGAATGGCATAGCGGCTTGCCCCTTTTCGTGGTTCGGGATAAGGTATCACTTACCCCGCAACAGGGCCAGAGAGGGAAGGGCGAGACCCCCTCTGACCCCGGATCGCAACGGCGATCTTGTCGCGGGCGGACGCGACAGGGGCAGAGTATGGCGAAATCACCCAAGGGTAAACAGGACGCGGCGGCGCTTCGCCAGTTTCGTTCGCGGCTCGCTGAGCTTAAGCGACTAGGCGTAGTAAACAAGAAGGTCGATGCGCGCTCGCAAAAGATGACGCGCCACTTCGTCAAGAAGGTCCGTGACCTTGACGCAGTATTGGAAGGCACAGTTAAAGCCGTCAAACTAAAGCCCAAGGCTCTTGCCGAGTTCAAAGCTCATGGCGCGAAGGTCGTCAATGGACGTGTACTTGTCCAAGCCGAACCGGAGAGTATTGCGCGAGCCCGCAAAGGTGAATTCACCGAAGGCGTTATTGTAATCCGCACCGGCTTGAGTAACGACATAGTAGAGGAACGTATTGTTTTCCCTCGCGGTGTCGACACCATCGGCGATCTGATCGAGCGGATGAACAAAAACCCCGCGAAATGGGACAAGCTGAAAAACCCTACTGATTATTTCGCCTTCTATATTGCGGGTCGTCGTTCCTATGCGACATTCTCAGACGCTCAATTGCTCGCTGACTATCTGATGGGTTATGCGACCTTCGATAGCCTAGCCGACGAGGAAGTGGATGAGCCTACGGACTTCTTTATGATCGTCCGTATTATCCAGGGCGCTAAACGGCCTGAGTATCCGAAGGCCCGCCGTAAGTGGAAGACGCAACAGGATCGCCGTTACGTATCGCGTCCAAAGAAGACCGCCGATCCTGACTACGCGGCGAAGAAGCAAAAGGCGTGGCGCGAGGAACACGCCGACGAATTGAAAGAGAAGAACCGCATTCGCATGGCGGTTAAGCGCGCGGAACAAGGGATGAAACCGCGCACCAAGAAGTAACGATTACAGAGGGCATGAAGCGTGGCGCTTCCTATTGTTGAAGAAGAAGGCGCGATCATCGCGCCTAAGCCGTACAAGATGCGGCGCACTAAGAAACGCATCGCCGTGGTTGACACGGAGACGTGGGGCTTTCTCACGGGTCGCGTTCCGAAGCCTTTCACTCTGGGGTTCTGGGATGGCGAAGAATATCGCGATTGGTGGGGGCTCGATTGCGTAGAACAGTTTTTCGCATGGCTACAGGAAGAGACCGCGCGCGGCGTTGAATATCTGATCTATGCCCACAACGGCGGCAATTTTGACTTCTTCTTTTTCCTGCAATATCTCGACTATGACATTAAGCCGAAGATCATCGGCCGCCGTCTAACCAAGATTTGGTTTGCTGGCCAGGAATTCCGCGACAGCTTCAAAATCCTCCCCTCTCCTTTGAGCGCCTATAAAAAGGATGAGGTTGATTACGGATGGTTCGAGCCCACCAAGTACAAACGGCATGAGAAGAAAATCCGCGAGTATCAGCGCATGGACTGCGTCTATACACGCGAATTGATCATGGCGTTCCATGAGCGCTATGGCGACCGCTTGACTATTGGCGGCGCATCTATTGCGCGCCTGAATTCGCTATACGGTTTTGCGAAGCTCACGCCGCAAGAGGATAAGCGTTATCGCGCGTGGTATCACGGGGGCCGTACTCAGCCGTTCGAAGCGGGCATTCGTCATGGCAAGTTCAAAATCTATGACGTCAATTCGATGTACCCGTTCGTCATGGCGACCTATCAACACCCGGTAGGAAAGAACGTCGAGATTGGTCGAACGGTCGGACCTGATACCGTGTTGATCAAGGTTCGTCTGCGTCGAAACTCAGGGGCATTCGCTCAGCGCACAGATACCGGCGGCCTAGACTTTACGGTTCCGCGCGGCGACTTCTTTGTGACGATCCACGAATTCAAGATGGCCGAAGAACTAGGCCTAATTTCAATCGACAAGATTTTGTCCACGATTGATTGTCCCGATCAAACCAACTTCCATGATTTCGTGATGCCGACTTATGAGCATCGGCTAGACATGCGCGCCGAAGGTAACGACGCCGAAGCTCTGATTGATAAGTTCGACATGAACAACGGTTACGGCAAGTTCGGCCAGGACCCTAATAATTTCAGCGATTACATCGTGCTTGCTTCCGATGAGGTTCCCGAGGGCTACCCGGAAAACGCTTTCCACAAGATCGCCAATCCCGGCGGCTGGAAACTACAAGAGCGTTTTGGCGATCACTCGATTTGGAAGAAGGCGGCGGCCTCGCGGTTCTCAGGCTTCAATAACGTCATGACCGCCGCGAGCATTACCGGAGCCGCGCGCGCCTATCTCATGCAAGGTCTCTCGCGCGCCGTGCGTCCGGTCTACTGCGATACTGACAGTATCATTTGCGAGAGCCTGGATATGGAGCTTGACGGCAAGAAGCTTGGCGGATGGAAGCTTGAGGCCGAAGGCGACCGCATCGGCATTGCCGGGAAGAAGCTCTACGCGATGTACGCCGGGGATGAGCTAGTCAAGAAAGCGTCCAAGGGCGCAAAGCTCACCGGTCCCCAGATCATGGCGGTTGCTCGCGGCGATACGGTTGTCTACGCGCAAGACGTTCCGACGTTCCGTCTCAACGGTGGGGGCGATTTCGTGACGCGCGAAATCAAGCGCACAAATAAGATCATCAAACCGTTCGCCTACAAGCCGCGACTGAGCGAATTAATTTGATGGTAAGAATTGGCGTGCTATAAATTGGGTGTTGAAAAGAAGGGCTCGAAAATGCTGACCGCCGAAACCACTCAAGAAGAACACGCCATCAACTATCCGAAGGCCAACTTCTGCGTTTCCCTCTGGGGCGATAGCCGCCGGGGATATCTGGTCTGTGATCGCATTTGGAAATTTGAGACCTTCACCGAAGCCTTTAATTACGTGTGCGATAATCTCGGCACGTGGGATAAGGCGTTCGTTCGGCTGGCCATCACGCAGCGCCTCGACTACGGATCGTACGTCGAGCTTTATCAGAGGAACGCGCAATGAAGTGGTATCTATGGGTCATCGTTTGGGCTCTCGCGGGTCCGGCTATCCTCTTCGCATGGCATGTCGCTAAGGCGACCGCCGCGAACTTCCATCAACGGCGTGCCCGCAAACGCGCCGTCGATGCCGTTGGCCAATGGGGCACGCGGCGTAATAGCGACGTCGGTGGCGTCGTTCACAGAAAGGGCAAGTAATTGGGTACTCCCCAGGAAGAAGCCGATTGGCTCGCACGTTTGCGAGTTGAGGCCAGAGAGCTTGACGTTAAGCGTCAGGCTCTCGCGGCGTATCTGGCGAAGGACGCGCCGGGTTCGTCGCATCTGCAAACCGGGCTCATGCATGAACAGATCACGTTCATGGACGCCTATTTCGATATTCTCGCGCGCCGCATCGCGTATGCCGCGCTCACCGGAGGGCATTAACTTGGACGATCAAACTTTCGCCGCTGTCGCCGTCGTCGGCGCTGGCGCTCTGGGTGCTCTCGCTGGCGTCGCCGGTGCAGGCATCTATTGGCAAGGCAAGCTGAATACGGTTCTCGGAAGGCTTGAAGACTTCCGAGGCCATTATCGCGCGGTCGAGGCCAGCCTTCACCACGCGCGGGCTCAACTCGCCGAAGCCCTGGCCAAGCTCCCCGTCGATACGGCGGCCACGGCGGCGGCCCTCTCGGAGGCCTTGGAAAAGTACCCGGCGCAAACGCTGAACTCCGATGGTCAATCATCCATGGGGGCCGAAGCGATGGCGTTCCTTCAAGGGGAGCGGACCACGGAAGACCTCGCCGAAGCCGTGACGCGCGCCTATCCGCATACGATGATGGCGTTCGATCCCGACGCCGCCGAAGAGGCGAGCAGAGAGCCGCAATTCTTCGGCGACCAATCCAGGGCCGACGAAGACGCTCGCGATTACGAACGCCGGGAATTCATGAGCAACCCGCGCGTATCGCCGTTGGCTATGGGGCTGGCCATACTGTCAGACGATGAGCTTATCAGGGCGTACGCCTTCGATTGGCTCAAGAACCACGGTACGGAAATGAACGATCTGTCGGCCGAGTTCACGCGCCGGGGCTTCAAGGTCCCGACCCTGGAAGAGGCCGAAGCGGCGCTTGAAACGCAGAAGCCCGCGAGGGGTTCCAAGACCCCTCTGAAAAGCCGGGCGAAAAAATCCCGCAAGCCCGTTGACCATACCGGCAAAATCGGTTAGGTTAATCCTGCCCCCGGAAGTGAGAGCCCGATCTTGACGGCTCCGGTTCCGGGGGTCCCCATTATGACCCACCTAGAACCAGTCGCGAGTGTGCGTTACTGTGCGTTACTGTGGACACCCCTTCTCT